AGAAAAATTCTTGTTGACCGCCGCGAACGCCGCATCCGTCTTTTGCTTGGCATCGAGCAGGATTGATAGCTTCACATCGCTCATGGGCACCTGCAAATTTTGTAGTATTCAGACGCCGGCGCCTAAATGCGCTCGCCGCGCATCTTCCGGATGAAATTGCTTCGGATATTGGCCCGCGCCGTTTTTTCGTGAGCATCCCAGAACGGATCGATGATCGGCCGCGCCGGCGTGCGCAGGCTTTGCGTGGTTTTGCGCAAAAAGAAGACATTGCGGCGCCGTGATTTTTTGCCGCCGAACATGGACTTGTCGATGCGCGCCCCCTGCTGGGCCAGAAATTCGCGGATAGTCTCGTTGCGCCGCCTGAAATACGTTGCATCCGCAGACGTTGAGAACCCGGCCTGCTGGGCCTCCGCAATTTTGCGCCAGGTGGTAGAAGCGGCAGGACCAACGAAACCGATTTTAAGCGCGAACGGCGACTGGCCCGCCACCTCGTACCCGATGGCCCGCGACAGCCGCGCAAGCGGGTTATTGCCCCGCAGTCTTCCGCTCGCCCCCAGGGTGCGGCGGATCATCGACAGCGGCGCAAAGCGATGGCCGCCCGGGGCCCCCTTGCGGATCTCGGCCCGTAAAAGGCGCATCAGGCGAAAGCCCTCCACGCGCACCGCCGTGTTCTCCGCCTTGAGCGCATCGGCCTGGGCCTTTTTAAAGCCCACCACCGCCCGATCCACCCCGTCAACGATCGCCGTTACTTGCAGCATCGCCACCATCCGTTCCCGATGACCGCCCCAGCTCGAACCGCTCCAGGGCCTGGATCTTGCGCCACAGCCCCAGCGACCAATCCATCCCCAGCCACCGGGCGCAAAGGCGCACGGCCACGTAATCCAGTCCCAAGCGCCCACAGCCACCCGAACGCCACTGAGTACCGGCCGCCGTCCACAACTGCCACGCCTCGGCGTTTTCCGGCCATAGCGCTGGCGCCTCGTCGGCCCACCGGCACGCATCGCACGGCGTCGGCTCCGCCAGCTTGTCGCTCCACCGTCGGCACTCGGCGCATCTCTCTAATTGCTCCCTGCCTGAGCGGTAGGCCCAGGCGTCAACAAGTTTTTTTCCTCTTCCTTCTTGCCCCAGGTCTCGGCGAAAACAGCATCGAACAGCGCCCGGTAATCCGGCAGGGCCAGCGCTTCCATAGATTCGACCGATACCTGGGTGGCCACCACCGCATCGAACACGGTTGCGTAGTTTTCGGAGGTAATCCCGCCCATAATCCCCGCCGGCGTTATCCCCAGCGGCTCCAGCGCCCGGATCTGGCCGCGCGTAATCGGCTTGACCACGATCACCTCGCCATTGCTCAACTTTACTTGTCGCATTTTCCGCCGCTCCTTTGCTTTCCGCCCGTTATGCTTCAGCCTGTGCCGTACCCGGCCCCAACACCAGATACGGCACAGGTCTTGAAGCCGCGCACCGGCCAGCCTTCGTTAAGCCGGCGCGCATTCTGCCACTTTTATGCCGCCGGGTGCTGGTCGATGTTCGTCAGCCGCATGACCACGGCCGAAGCTTCGCTGCCGTTGGTGTAAAAGCCCTGGTAATCCAGCGTCACCACCAACCCGCGCGGCGTGTTGATCGGCACGCCGGTGACCGCCACTTCCACTTCCTGAAGCTCGACCTCGAAGATGTTGGTGGTCGTATCGGTGATGGTCAGCTTCAAACTGGTTTCGGTGACGTTCAAACCCTTGTTGATCAGGGTGAAGGCGTCATCGTCGCACAGCACCACCAACTGGCCGGAAACCCCCACCACGCCCTCGGGAATGTCTCCGCGCACGCCGCCGCCGCCGATCACGAACTGCTCTCCGTCCAGGTCCATGTCCACATTGATCGAAATGGTGCGCGCATTGCCCAGGGTAGAGCCGCCCTCAAGCAGCGCCGCCTGGAAGTTGGACACGCGGTCCAGCATGGCCGTGGCGTCGGTGGGCGAAGCATCGATAGAGCTGGTGTCGTTAAAATCAAAATCAGCCCCCAGAACGTTCAGCGTGGCCGTAAGCTCGCCGTCGCCGCCCACTTCCATGGCGAACGATCCGATCTTGCAGCCCACGTACTTCTCGAACGTCGTGGTCAGGTCGGCCAGTTGCTTTTCAAGAGTGAAGAACGGCTGGCTGGAAGGGATCTTGAACTCGTGAACGAACGCCCGGCAGGTCCAGGTGATGCCGTCATCTACCACCGTGGCGCCCACCGTCGTGGGCCAGGTGGGTTCGGTGGATCCGGCCGAGCCTGCATCGGCGGTGGCCTCGTAGTATCGGCCATTGGGCACGGTGGGAAGCACCAGTGCCCCGGAGGCGTAGTTTGTCGACGCCACCCAGGTGGCCGCCGTTCCGCCGGCCGTCACCGGGTCGCCGAACATGAGCTGGAGCCAGTACCACATGGCCCGGCCGTCGACCGGGATCACCAGGCCGCCGCCAACGTCCTTATTCCCCCGAAACGGCTGCACCGGGTTGCGCCCGCCGGTCAGGGTGCCCGGCTTGTTGATCGCCTGGTTGGGCACCACCTCGCACGTATTGACCGGCATCTTGACCGCCGCCGTCGCTTTGGTCGAAATGTCGGACTGGACTCCGATCAGAATCGCCGCATTGGCGCCTTTTTGCTGGGTCATGGCGAAATACTCCTATTTTTCAGGCCCGCAGCAATCACGCCAGCGGGTTCGATCCAATGGTTAAATGCTCGACCAGCGTCACATCGAAAAAGCCGTTGACGGCCCCACCCGCGCCCGTGGTATCGAACGCCGAATTGAAATCCACTAAAAAGACATTATCCGGCAGGCCCGCCTGAATCGCCGCACGCAGCAGGCGCACAAAATCCGTGATCGCCTCCAGTCCCGCCGGTTCGACCACATTGTCCAGGCTGTCGGTCCGCAAGACGCCCGTGGCCACGCACACATAGCCCTCGATGGCGTACTCGATGACCCTGGATTCCATACCGCGCGCGTCCGCCGGATCGCCCAGCACCACAAACGGCGCATGGGTTTCCGCATCCGGCATTTCGCCTTCCAGCAGCCCGGCAAACACCGTCACCGACTTGCTGTAATTCGTCGTGGCCCAGGCGCCCAGGTTGGCATCCTGGGCCACGGCGTCGCGGATGGTTGCGAAAAGATCGTACAGATCCATAACGGCTTGAATCCCGTCTTAGGTCACGATGGTGTCGTAAAAATAGTACCCGGAAATATTGCTGGTCAGCTCCAGATCGAAGTACTCGCAGGCGCGCACCTGGAAAGACTTGGTGTCTTTATCCCACCAGTAATCAACCACCCGCATGGGGTTGTCATTGCCGGCCACCGCCAGCAGATCCATCTCTTCGCTTTCGGAACCGGCCCAGTTGAAGCAATAGCCCGTGGCCGGCTCTTCCAGGGCCGCAGCCGGCGGCGAGTAATAGAGCAGGGCGCCGCCCTTGGTGGCGTTGGTCTCCCAAAGGTTGACGGCGTTAAAATCGGTGCCGGCCACCACCTCTTCGGCGTCCGAATAGATCGCCGAGCCGATCAGCACTTCATCCAGTTCGAACAGGGCCGCCAGGGCGGATGCCGTCACCGCCGCCGGGTTGCCGGACGTGCCGGTGTACTTGATGCGGTCCAGCACGGACGGATTCTGCTTCAGGTGGGCCATGGTGTTGGCGCTGATCACCATCTTGTTGGGGTAGACCCCGATCAGCTTGCGCACCGTCTCCCGGGCCGCTTCCACGTCCGGGATAAAGGTGTTGGTGGTGGCATCATAAGCCCAACCGCCGGCCGCGTCCTCGCTGCTGCCGCTGGCCCAGTTGGCCGTGGTGGTCACCAGGGACGAAGCCAGCACTTCCTTGGCCAGCATCACTTTGTTGGTGGCAAAGCGCGTGCCGGACTCGAACGGCTTCAGGGCCGCATCCGAATTGTTGATCAGCTCGATGGGCACCGGGTGCTGGAAGGCATACTCCTGGCACTTGTAGAGCGAAGAGGTCAGCGGGTATCCACCGACCGCAGCCCGCCCGCCAGGGGCGCGCACCTTGGCCTCATTGCGGAACCAGGCCCCGCGCAGGAACTTGTAGTAGTAATCGCTTTGCTTGGTGACGCGCACCATGGGGAAGATCTTATCGGCGATGAATCGCTGGTTCCGGTGCATGATGGAAACCGCCGAAAGGGCCGCGTCCTTGTGGGCGTCTTTGGGTGTGGGTTGCATCTTTTCTTATCTCCTCTTGATGATTATTGGTTGATTGACGGCCCGCCGCCGCTAAGATCCAGGATCGCGCCGGCTGTTATGCCGGCACGCTCATCTCATGAACGCACAGCAAAACCGTGCCCACATCGTCTTCGGCCCCGCTGGGCACGATCACCACGCCGCGCACGATGTCGCCTTCGGTATCGGCTGCATCGCCCTTGCCGGTGTCCGCGGCGCCCACGTACTCCGCCTTGACCAGGGCCGTGACCGCCAGGGCCGCATTCATCTTGAGCTTGCTGGTGCCCTCGATGCGCACCAGGGCCGCTTCGCCCGCCTCCGGCGCGTTTTGCAGCACGCCGATGGGAAACTCCGTGGCCCCATCCATCAGGCGCACGTTGTTCTGATCCTGCATCGTGACGAAGTGGTACTGGTACGAACTCAAATCCTCATAGGCGATGAAAGATACATCCCGCCCTCCAAAATCGTGTGCCATGTTGCCCTACTCCTTTCCCTGAGTCGTTGCCCGGTCATAGGCGATGCCCGCCGGTCTCTTCGGTTTTAAAGCCCTACACCACCGGCTTCCAGGAACGCACCAGATCCGGCCGGCTGACCTTGACCTGATCCAGGGCTTTTTCCAGCGACAGGCCGTTTTCGGCCGCAAACTTGCGGGCCGCGGCCATCAAAGCCGCATCCCCGCTTTGGGGGGCCGGCTCGGCCGGCGGTTCGGGCAGGATCTCGGTCACGTAGGGACCGAAGCGGCCTTCCTTCGCGACGATCTCGTGGCCCGTCAGCGGGTCGACGCCCAGCTTGCGGCCC